ATGATTAAACTCGAAATCAATAATGCGGAATATATTGCTCAGTTAGAAGAGGCTCGTTTATCTGCAGATAATCCGTATGGCTATCTGTTTATGGATATTATCTTTTCTGATCCAAGGTTTGATGAAAATACGTTTGAAATGAAGAATGTTCGTAGGGAACCGATGAGAACGTATATGACAGAGGATGTGGCGAGAGATTTGTTTGAGCAATTGGAGCGATTTTTATATAGTAAAAATACTGTGTATAATTTTTAAAAAGATAAATATTCAGTTAAACACAATTAATTTATATAAAGATTTATTTTGGAATACAACAATGAATAGTTATGACTACACTAGTTACAGATTTTTAAAGCAATGTTTATCTGTCGAAGTGATTAAATCCAATGATAAAAAGTTTTCATGGCGTAGAGCCATGTTAAGAAGTTATAAGTGCCATGATAGGCGTTTTATTTTTTGGTGGAGAATTGCCAGTTTCTTACATCATAAAACTCATTCAAAACTCGCAAATTATATAAATCGAAAGATATCTTTAAAATATGGAGCTGAAATTAATTTAAATGCAAAAATAAAACCAGGGATATCATTTGCCCATTTATCTGGCGTCATTATCACAGGTCTAGCTACAATTGGTGAAAACTGTCACATTAGACAAAACACTACAATAGGTGTTGGTGGTTCTCGATATTCTGAAATCAAAAATAAGAGATTCATTATTATTGGTGATAACGTTGAAATCGGTGCCCACTCATGCATTATTGGTAATACACTTACCATTGGTAACAACGTTATCATAGGCGCGATGTCTTTTATTAATAAAGATATTCCAGATAATTGTACTTGCTATACAAAAAAAGAAAATATACTTATTATCAATAACGCATAACTCATTATAAGAAAGATGATACTCCATAGAAAAGCATCATCTTTCTAAATTAAATAAATTTAGTTTTAATCAAATCAAATCAAATCAAATCAAATCAAATATAGTTTCTTAATCGTCAGTGTGGTTGCAACAATATGTATTCTTGTTCCATTCTCTGTTGTTTTCATTCTAGTCCATTTATCACCATTATTTATAGTGACAAGAAGATTATCCGCAGGTATACGGATCTCTGTTAATCCAATTTCATTCCTATCCGATAACATATATAAAGAACGACCTCGAATATCATAATTGACCTTAACTGAATTTCCGTCATTCAAAGTACCATTATAAATCTCACCAACCCAATTTTTAGGTGTATATCGACTATCACTCTCAGCTTTAGTATAACTACTCCCAGCAGTGGCATAACTCCCTTTAGGCTGATATTTATTATCAGTTTCTGCTTTTGAATAACTGTAACCGGATGCTTGATAGCTCCCTTTTGGTTGGTATTTACCGTCAGACTCTGCCTTTGTATACGAAGCGCCTACTAAAGCGTAATTACCCACTGGTTGGTAATTCCCTTTGCTTTGATAGCGTACGTCACTTTCTGCTTTTGTATAGCTACTTCCAGCTGTCGCATAGCTCCCTTTAGCTTGATATCGACCATCCGATTCGGTCTTAGTATATGAATCACCAGCTAGTGACATTGTTCCATTTTGGTATGGAATTCTAACAATTCGATATTCGCTACCAGTGGTTATCGCTAGTGCGCCCCCATCGGCCAATGTTTTTAAGTGCACTCGGTTTGTACCGGAGTAGGCACCAATTTCATCCTTAGCATAACTAGCTCCAGTAAACGAAGCTCCTGATAGCAGAGCGTAATTTCCTTTAGGTTGATATTTACCGTCAGACTCTGCCTTAGTATATGAAGCACCGGCTAACGCATAATTGCCCGAAGGTTGATAATTCCCTTTTGATTGATAACGTCCATCACTTTCCGTTTTTGTGTAACTATCCCCTTTGTTTGCGTAGTTTCCCGCAGGAGCATAATTCCCTTTTGGCTGATACTTGGTGTCAGTTTCTGCCTTTGAGTAGCTATAACCAGATGGTGTGTAATTGCCTAAAGGTTGAAAACGTTGATCTGATTCTGTTTTAGAATAAGCGCCTACATCACCTGCTGTGGCATCGGCTTTTAACTCTACCCATGCATTGCCGGCAACCGGCTCAATATTGTTATTCTCAACTTTAGACTGCCAGACTTTATTTTTATGGTACACAATAGCGCGTATCGCATACGGCTTACCGGCTTCATCCCATTTTGGAAAACCAAATAGCTGAATTTCGCCAATCGCTTCCGTGATATCGTGAAATATCCCGTTCATTTTTTCACGTTCAATATCTTTCGCAGCAGGATCTGTGACTTGGTCACGCTCATAGTCGTAACCATAACCTTGTGTATAAGATACTGAGCCGTCTGGTTGGATTTCTACGGGTATAGAAGCCTTATCCCCTTGTGTTGCAAAGGGGGTTTTAAAAATAGTTGTCATAGGAATTATGCTCCGAAGTTACTGCCTAAGAAGTTTTTACGATGCTGACCAACGCCAAACGCTTTTTTGGTCACAATGCGATATTTGACACCAACGCCAGAAGGGCGTGGCATTAAGTCGAAGTTTTCAAGAAGAACTCGTAGACGTTCGTCAGGGTTGAAGTTAAAGACGTAATACATGTAAGTCATATCCAGTGGATCAAGGACAAAAACTTTGCTGTCATCACGCCAAAAGAAACGTTTTAAAAATTCATTAATATTGGTGACCGTGGGGCTTTGTGTCAGATTAAAATAGCGCATTCGTACTAACATACGTTTTTGTTCAACGGTCAGTGACAAGGTGTAATCCGCATTACGCCTGAAATTGGCTTTAAAATTAGCTTTCTTTTTGCTAAAACCAAACCCGACTTTATTTTTATCGCTCGGTGGAATATCAATACCTAACGGTACATCCAGAATGCGAGACCAAATCGACAAACCAAAATCATTCGCGGTATCGATATTAAACACATCTCGGTACCAGTTTTGCCAAAATGACACCATTGATTTTTCAAAGTGAGAGGCTTTAAAACTAGCGAGTTTCTTTAAATTCTCTGCATCTTCATACTGCCAGAGGATCGCTTTCAATAGGTCTGAATGGAACTCAAATTGTTGAACGTTCATACAATCACCACTTGCACAGCACCCCGTTGCAAGCGTGCGATTTGATTAATGGCAATCGGAATTAACGCAACATTCCACACTTTCCCATCTAGCGACAATTCAACTTTAGTCACGAACAGACGAGGCTCTACAGTATTCACTGCAGACGCTATCTCAAAAGGTGACACTTCACGCCCAACAATCAAACCGTTATCGCCATCCAACTCTCCACGCGTCCATTGTTCTATGGCACTGGGAATAATAGTTTGCGCATCAACGGCTGATTTTTTAACGGTCACTCGACAAAAAACGGTGATCTCCTTAGGGCGTGAAAATTTCACTTTATATTCTTGTCCACTTACCGGCTCTACAACACCGATTTCAATCTCACCATTAAAAGCCGATCCAATGGTTTTGGTTCTCAGCAATGATTTAGCAATTTCGTTACTGTCACCCCCTTCAACACAGACATAAATGCTATGAGGTAACAGAGAAACTCCATCAATAGTGAGCACTGCATCGGTGTAGTTCTCACGAAAAGAAAGCGAGTTAACACCCTCTAATTCATACAGTGAAGAGGTGATCGCTTCTGCGACACTGACGGTATTTTTAGCCAGTGTTTGCTTACGCCGTCGCCTTGCTTTGATATCAGATTCAGCATAACGACCAACAACTGCATGAGTGGGGTTATTGACTTTTTCCCAACCTAATACTGAGCTAGCCACAGAATTCAGTTGGCCGGCACCGCATTCAACAGGGCCATATTCAACCGCCCTCATATCCCCTGTTGCTTTGCCGGTATTATCAATAATCAAGGGTGAAACTGTTTCGAACATGGCACCAGCAACACTGGATGCTAATGAGCCCTTGGGAATAATCGTGCTGGGTACGCCACTAAATTCAACGCTGGAAAGATAAGAGTGAGTGGCATTAATGCGTTGGCCACCCATTAGCGCCCATATTGCATCAAGAAAAACACCACCAGCAATATCGGGATTGATTTGATTTGCTAACTCGGCATTATTTCTCACCATTGCATCACGGTTTTCAACTTCCATCGTCGCTAGTGCGCCCTGCGGTGTCTCAGGGGCAAGGTTAATCGATTGACCAAACACCGCACGAAACTCGCTTTCGACATCATCACGTATTGTGGCCGTGTCGGGAAGAATAACGCCTTTATTATTAATATAACGATAATCAGCCATTCAATGTAAATCCTCCGTATATCGTGCGAATTGTCGCTTGGTACTTCAATTCACCGTTCTCGACTGTGGCGCTAAAATGGATCACTTCAACCACCTCTTCAATTTCGCTCATACGTTGTCTAAACGCCGTTTCAAACATCGGGATATCAGCTTGGCGACCAAAGGTTGTTGGCCAGAACGGAATACCTTTATCTTTTTTATGTAACATTTCACCACGCACTGCCTTGGCAAAATGCTGACAAAGGTTTTTAACCGCATCGTCTTTTTCACTGAACTGAAGGTTTCCATCAGGGCCAATAAAGAGATCATTATTTTTATCGATTGAAAATGTTCTCATAGAGGCGCTCCTGAATTTCCATGACCGGTCTCAACACCACTATGCTGATGAGTAGAACCGATATCTTTTCCATTGTGTTTCATCGTGCCACCACTAGAGTCACTATTACCATTTACGGACTGATTGCCATTCACTGTGACGTTGCCATTAAACGTAGTTTCAGGCACATTGACTTCAAGAACGGGCGAATCTAAAACCGCTTTACCCTCATGCAGGGATAAACACACAGAGCCATCCATTGATTGGATCACCAAGGCATCAATGTTTTTTCCATCAATCGCCCAACCTTTAATCGTATCAGGGAAAAACATCGCATCACTGAATGAATGGAGGCGTGCGGTATTAGGTTGATCCTCCAATCCCCCGCGCTGAAAAATCAGGCTAATATCTCTGTCGTTGGCTTTTATCCAACCAAAATCACCCGGTTTAATCGGTGCGCGAATAAAGAAACCGCCACCCCCAAATCTAAAAACGGGAATGTTGGCCAATGGTGCACGCCCGACCGTTCCCCCTTCCGTTGTTACCATCATCACCAGTGGTTTGATAACAGCACGATTGGTTTTATCGTCATAACTGACCACTGTTGCAGGGAGCATGTCCTCTGTATTCATCATCAAGTTACGAAATGCAGACGAGAGCGCACCAGCCAGCGAACCATCACTGGCAATATCAGTATTGGGTTTATTCATGGTTATGCTCGTTTACAGGTAGCCTGATAAAAGAAAGGATCATCATGTGACGCAACATCAAATTTCAGTTGTTCAATGATATAGTCGCCATTAAGTGCAGAATTAAATTTACTCTCGAGCCGTAGCATCCCTCCTAGTTCTGAGGCACCATCAATCAAATAAGTGACAGATAATCCTTTTTCGGTGGCTTTAGGTATACCCACCATGCCTGATTTCATGCTGAGAATGCGCAGACGACCTTTTAAGGCTTGGTTATCATCTTTTACAAACAACGTATCATCATCAATAAAGGCTTTAACGTTTCCTGCTTCCTGCAGTCGTTGTACTTGCTGTAATGCTGAACCGCAAAAATACCAATTGGCAATATTTTTATCGGTAGCTTGAAAGTCCAATCTAACCTTGCAATCCTTCGCCACAGCTGAAGCGATCTCGCTCATTTTCTGCATAGCGCCACCACTGGAAGAAACAATATCACCTGAGCTGGCGTTATTAGTTTTAGCCTTAATGGTTAGCGTTACATCGGGAGGTGAGGCAATTTCTGCACTGACAATATCACCGGTAAAGATACGAAATAATCCCGTATTAATGCGCCCTACCTCAAGGTAAAGACGACGAGTTTGTTTACTTTTATGATAAGGGCTGGTTTCAGTGAGAAGGTAATCTCTAGTATGGGCGTTTAATCCATCAATACTAATTGTGCATTCATTTTGTAAGGGGTTTGCGTACTTGGTGCCGTTAGCTTTAATTCGTAATCCTTCATACCACTGCAGTCGTTCTGCAACTTCAATCCCCACCCGTATTCGTCGTAAGTCCATCTTCACTCCAAATAATTAATGATTGGGTTCTATCGAATAATTCATACCAGGGCAGAGCATCATTTTCTGTTATAAATGCTAAATTCGTGCCATCAGTCAGGTAGCGATAAGGAATGATAGGTGTGTTTGCTACCGCGCGCATACCCACGGCGATAACCTCACTTTCTCGTTCAATATCGAGATACATCGCATGTCGACCAGCTTTTATTGTTAGCGTCCAATTAACTCCCTCTAAATTGACAGATAAGCGTTGGTTTGGAATAGCTTTTAAGGGAATAGTTTTCATTAGAAGCTCCAATCACCATCTGCGATACGTGTTGCAACCGAACCTTTTTTCTTAGTCTCAGTATCGGCTTCTTTTGTTTGCACATTTCCCCGATTTACGGTTGATGACTGCGTTGGCTTTTGAGTAGCTCGAGGCGGTAAATCTCCGTATTCAGGCTCAACAGTGCGCCACTCAACAAACCGTAGCGACAGTTTTATCGCATCCATCATGTCGGGTATTTCATCATGATTAAAACTCGTCAATAACATGGGTTGATAGGTTTTTACTCGGGTTTGAATACCGACCAGTTTGTGTTCATCAAAAACTTGTTGCATCGATGAGAAACTGTTTTTTATTTCCCCTGTTAGTACTAAATCCATGCCAATTTCAATGGGGTTGATAATCACATGATCACTACGTGTTTCACCACTTTCAACTTGAAATTGTGTCGCTTTATGCTCATCTCTAATGTTGACTTGAATAGGACTCACACTATCAAACAGTGTAGAAAACGACTCTAAATCAAATATTTTGACCTCTGTGATCATTTTGCTACTCCCGTTGCATTTTGCTGATTGAAATCGGCTAGTTGATCTTGCAATGCATCCTTTACGCCCGATGCCATACCCTGCGCATCTGTGGCTTGAGTTTCAACCTTAATTTCTCCAATACTTACGTTACTTTCATTCTTCACATTGGATTGATTACTGATGGCTTGGCTGGTGATAGGGTTCATCGCATTATTGGCAATCGCATCTAATTGTGCATTGGCTTGAGCAATAGATTGTCTAACAGGTGGCTGTTGTGCCGTTTGGCTTTCTTCTTGAGGAATGGCATATTCAATCTCACCATTATCATTGACTTTACGCTCTACATTTTGATTAACAGTGATTTCTTCATCATCACCGAACCCAAAAAACTCTTTGGCTGACTTCCAGCCATTTTTAACCGCATTAAGTCCTGTATTTACCCAACCAATGATTTTTTCTACTTGCTCCCACATCCATTCAAACGCGCCCACAACGGCATCCGTTACCGTAGTAAAAACACCCGCAAAGGACTTACCCCATCCTGCAATCACTGAAATACAATTGATGAGAAACTTAACATAAGCCTTTAAGCCTGTTGCCATTAAATCCCAACCAGCGACAACAACATCTGCTACAACACCAACAATAACCTTTAGATATTCAAATAACTTTTTGAATGTTTCCCATAATGCAAGAATGATGATTTTCAACTGAGGGTATTTTTCAAGAATACGCCCAATCATCGAATCATTACCGTCAATAAAGTTCATGATATCGTCATAAACAATTGCAAAAGCTGCCGCTAATAGTGCAATAACGGCGATGATGGCAATAATAGGGAAAAGTGTTGTCCATGTGCTAATACTGGCCAACTTCATGGCATGTATGTATTTCCCCATCAAAATAGTTGCAACAGCAGTAAAGAAGCCTACTACAATATTTTTGTTTTCTTGGCAAAATTTGACAAAGGTTTGCACCCAAGAAAGGACTTTAGTTAACGCTGGTAACGCACTATTCATAATACTCATCATGACACTACTGAATACGGTTTTTAATCCTCCAGTCACTTCCTTATATTTTTGGGATTGTAATGCAAGTTCCTTTGTAACAACGCCATTCTCCTTTTGCTTTTTAGTCAACGCCTCGAGTTCTTTTCGTCCTTTAAGAATGGATTCAACAATTTTATTGTCTGTTATTCCCACTTCTTTAATTCGAAATACGGCTTCTTCTTTGCTCATCCCTTGCACAGCATCAGACAAGCGATATATGCCCTCCATTGCGCCAATAGATTCTCCTTTCATATCTTTTAATGAGATATTTAAACTTTTGAAAACATCTGCTTTCCCTGATGAAGTATCTTGTAATGCTTCACCAATACTTTCAGACATATCCATCAATGAGTCACGAGCGCCTTGAGCATCTCCTCCCATTGAGGTTATGACTTTGCCAAAAGCATCAACATCTTCAACAGGAAGTTCTAAGGCTTCCGCGGATTGAGAAAGCGTATTCACTTCTTCTGCTGTTGTTTGAATAAATGACGCAATTCCCCCTACCGTTAAACCAATCCCAACCATCCCTGCCATTCGACCGAGAAAACCAGCTAACGACGAGGTGGCCTTACCATAATTATCCGCAACCTCATCGGCAGACTCAGCTAATTCATTATTTCGCCTCGTCAGTCGTTCCGTTTCTCTAGATGCCGAATTATTCGTGGCAATTTGATCATTGATTGACTGTTCAGCTCTCTGAATATTACGTTCGAGTAATACAATGCCTTCCGATAGTTTTTTATTACTTTCTGATGAGAGAGCATTAGACTGTAAAAGTAACTTCGCATACTCAAGATAATCTTTCATTTTCTCTATGTATGCGCTTAACTCAGCTTGGGCAGTATCACTATCAATATTTATCTCAGTATGTTCATTGGATACATTACCTAAACTATCAATAATATTTTGAACAATATTATCAATGTCTTCAGAATTCCCCTCCGCTTCTTCAGTGATCCGTTTAATTTCTGAAATGATGGCATCAGAGGCATTTGATGCATCGCCATTAACATGAATATCAACTGAATTTGATGATAGCGCTGTCAATTGTGCGGATAGATTTTGAATAAATTGCGTAAATCCATCAGCACCGATAGTTGCCGATTGTTGCGCCTTTTTCATCTCAGCGATAATGTCATCAGTCGATTTGCTCACTCGATTAAACGCATCATCGGCTTGGCGGGTATCAAATTCAAATACCTGAACAAATGTATCTAGCAAGGCCATATGATTTATCCTTTCGATGAAGCCAGCGCTTCGTTATAACGATTAGTAATAGCAATTTCCCACAGGTCAAACGCCTCTTCTAAATCTATTGACGTTTTGAGTTCGGTGAGTGTGGCGAAACCGGCTGAGATGATGACGGCAAAGAAGCCATCAACGTTTTTATAATCGACGGGAGTGAACCGGTGATTTTGTTGAGCAGGAATTGGAGGAAACCTTGGCTCCCGTCTTTGCCGAAAAAACTGGTGTTATACTTCAACATTTCCAGTTCTAGACGAATAAGGGCTTCACCATCGGGCACATGGTTATCAATTAATGTGCTGGTCTTCAGATAAATCTCTTGCCCCTCTTTTTCGACAGCAACATACGCCATCATCTTTAACATAGCTTCTTTGCTGACTTCATAGTCGCCAATTTTAGGCGCATTCGATAAAGGGTATTTTGCCAGAATTTCACGTCCAATCGTTGCTGGTAATCGGCTAATAATAAAGGTGTGCTCTTCACGATCAGCATCGGTGATCGTAATTTCTTTCGGTTTAATCAACATGATTGATATCCATAAAAAAGGCGGAGGAACCGCCTAGAATTAACGTAAATTAACGTGCGCGCGTGCGGTCAAAGTCTTGGAATACGAAGGTATACGCTTTGGATTTGTGTCGTCCTGCACTGGCAACAGAGCTACCACGACTACCATTGGTGATTTTGCCGTTGCGTGCCGTGGTTGTTGAGCCATCACCATACGAAGCGACCAGAGTGATAATATCCCCCGCATGCCGTTGTCCACGTCGTGCGGTGTTCGATTCCAATAAGATAGCGAGATTTTCGTCTTCTTCACTGCCCGCTAAGACGTTAATGGTGACCGTTTGAGGTGTTGGCGTTGACCATGTAACCAAATTACCGTTGATATCCATTCCTGTTTGCGCAATGTCCACTGCAGGCAAATCTAATGGATCGGCATCATCAGCGAAGGTGGTAATTTGAATACCGGCAGGAAAGGTTTTGTGTGCTTGAATAACAATACTCAAGCCGGTTGCTGATACATCATGCATATTGTGTTCCTTACACTAAGTTGTGAGAGCCTTCGACTTTACGAACCCAATCGCCCTTACCGTAAATTAATACGTATTTCATCACGTACTCGGGTAAATCAGAGGGTCCTGTGTTTTCGACAATTTGAGCGTTGTACCAATAACCTTTGTTTTGTACATCGTGCCATGCTAAATCATCACCAGAAGCGTCTGTCACCGCGATTTTCTGCACATCAGTTAAGGTTTTTCCCGCTAGAATAGTGCCGCTATTAATCGCCTTGGTTACCGCCCCCGCAATCACCATCATTGCTCTTGCTTCACCGTCTTTATTAGCCGGTACTCCACGAGTGGACATCAACAAACTGAACCACTGTTGCGCGATATAGGCTTTTAACCATTGCTCATTAGCATGGACGCTCATATCTAATGGGTTAGCAACACCACCACATAAGAAACCACGTTGATAGAAACTTATATGCGAACCCGATACGGCCGTTTCTCCGTAATAATTCACCCGTAATTTATCTAAGCGATCGGCATCGATATCGGTCGTAATTTGAGACGGGAACGTGACACCAAATTGACGATACATATAGTTTGTTGTCGCATTGGTTCGGTCATAATCCGTGGCTGACATAATGGCCATAGGTAACGCTTGAACAAAAAAATTATCCGCTGTTTTCAAGTTTAAGCCCGTTGAAGCCGTACCCACCAGTGCCCCGCTAAAATCTTCTGCATTTTGATTGGTCACAGACAAGTGCAATTGATACTTCACGTTTTCACCTGCCACGTACTGCGCCAACTCTACGGCATGCTCTAATGAGAGTTCCGTTAAAAACGTTGCACTACCAAAAGAGTCAGAAACAGCCTCAGAAGCAATAAAGGCTTGTAACGGGGTTTGCGCTGGATTACCAGCTGATGATGTGCCGTGGCTAATATTCATTGCATCAGCAAGTACCGATTGACGCACACTAATATCTGCACGCTCTTGTACGCCACCGCTAATGACAAAGGCACTATCCAGTGAATTAAATGTGACATAAGCGCTAGCAAATTGAGGCTCACTTTCTGCGTTTAATTTCGCTTGCACAGCTGTTGCAACGTCCGCGTATGACGTACTTTCAGTGAGATCAATTCCTGTGATTGTTTTTGTCACTTTTCCGATAGTGATATTAAGTTCACCGTCATTAATTAATTTTAAATCAGCTAAATCTCCTGTCTTTTCGCCAAACAAGGTAGGCGCTCGACCAACAGGCTCATAAGAGGCAATTTGCAGTTCTTTCGGCTTACTTGCTGGTGCAGGACTGACATAGCTGAAATACTGACGCGCAAAATGTGCCTCGGGGGAGTCAGTACCCAATAAGTCATCCACTTGGCCACTGGCAAATTCAAGCACTTTACCGGCAGGGATTTTAGGGTTAGTTGAAAAAATACGAGCCGTGAGCTTACGCATCGGTACAGCAGACGCGCCAATCACCGCACTCGCGATATCGACATAGCGAGTTTGTTTGATAGACATAACGTTCCTTAAATACGATAGATATCGGGATACAACGCACTCACGGCGTCTGTATCAGGATGAAGTGTGCGATTAAATGTCACATTGAAATCAAATGAGGGGTTTTGTTCGTAGTTGCCCTGGTCATTCAGAAAATAAGGTGTTCGAATACCGCTTGCCCGCTGAACGCCAATGCCTTGTTTGCGGAGAGCTTCAACAAAGGGCAATGAATTGGCGATCATTCTGACAATAGCGGTAATATCACTCGCTGAATAATGGCCTAACTGGGTAACGAAAGCCTGAACTTGGTACGTTTTTTCGGATAACTGGTTTTCTTGGTGATTGGCTTTATTGCCTTGAACGTTATATTTACGCCCTTGCCAGCCGTAGCCGTTTTCATTAATGGGAAAGAACATCACCATATTATCTTCACGGCCTTGCTTGGTAGATTGAAAACCGGCTTTAACGGGGATCTCAATGTCGACTGCTTTTAACTGCAACAAGAGTTGTTTGCGAATAGCAATATCAACCTCATAATCCGTCATAAGTACCCGCCTCGATACAGATCACCGATTTCCAACCATCTTGTTCGTACCAGTCAGCATCACCCACAACATCATATTTTCGACCATTGAATACAAGAAAATCAGGAGATGTTCCTCGTTGTACAGCTTTAATATCATGAGAGGTATATAAGCGTCGGTACACTTGGCTCGAATCTAATCCCATTGATTGAACATCTTGAGTATCAACGGCCTGCCAACTGCCACGAACTTCTACGGGATCATAATAATAATTTTGGTCATTCCCTCGTTTATCAGGTGCCCGTTCTTTAAATCGAAACCAGAGCACCTTTTGCTGTGGAATATAACGTGAAGCAATACGATTTAAGTTACCAAACATTATTTATCCTCCACTGCGAAACTAACCGCTTGAAGCATTTGGCCGGTATCGACTAACGGCTTATCGGTGGCTTTCCCTTTGCTGTGACAGCGTGCTCTTGCTTTGACCGTTGACTCCTCCAGTGCAGGTGTTGTGACTGCTTTTATTGCCATTTTCACATCGCCCGCAACCGTCGCACCAATTTGAGTCAGCCCATTATCCAGAGTGATGTTGCCCTTAATAGAGGCTTTCACAGCACGAAAATTTAACTGACTATAATCCTGCTTTTTATCATTCATGGTCGGTCGTAAAAATGGGCGAGGAGGAATGCCACCAGCGAGATAGCCCAACTCTTGAATAGAGGCAATATAAGCAATAGGTGTTCCATCGGGATATTTTGCGTGCTCAAAGAAGCCAACACTTAATCGCTTTTTAGCCAATTCATCATAAACCGCTTTTAATTGCGCTAATTTAGTCATTAACGTAATCGCCCTCCTCGTGTAAACCGTCCTCCTACACCACGAAATGCTGAACGCTCACCGCCACCACCAAAATATTGAGGAACGCTACAACGTTTAATGAGTGCTAGAAACTGCTGGCCGAAGGTTGTCATTTTAAACCAGTGCGACCAGTCCGAACCGGCAGGAGGTGCCGTAAATGACACGCTTACCTTATCGATAGTCACACTCGTCACAACACCCGTGGGCGACTCATCATCAGCAATCATTTTTCTGAGTGTTAGCATGTGTGCAACAACAAGCATCCACAGCTCGTTAGTACAAACACCCTTACAGGCAGAGAAATAGTTCAGCGCAGATTGAGCAATGATAAATATTTCATCATCACCCACACCGTTAAACTGAGGATAGAGCACACGGAATGACGTTAAAGGAAATGTGCTCGTCTCCATGATCACTTACCTTTTTTGTTGGTTTTAGGAACGTCTAACTTTTCAGCCTCTAACGATTCAGGCGTGTCAGGGGCTGATTGATCGCTCGCTTCCATATCTGTGGCGACTTTTTCGGGATCTTCTTTACGAGGCTCAACGGTAATAAAACCATTCTCACAATGAAGGTTAAAAACGTGATTTTCTTTGAGCTGTTTATATTGCTCATCAGAAATTTCTGTCACACGGCCACGCGGTGTGTACATGTGTTTAGTCATCACGTTCGCTTGACCCGCAATAAACACTTTCCCGTCTCTCACGGTGTAGTTCTGGTCATTTGATAAGGTGCAATATGCGTAAAGAGGCATGGAGTACTCTCCTGTTGTTTGGATATAAAAAAGCCCTCAAATGAGGGCGCAAAAAGAGAAGTGGTAAGATTAAATGCCTGTTAAGCGTGTCACCGCCCACGGACGGGTCACAAATACACCTGCAGTCGCATTGGTTGCATCTTCCATATACCCTTTAATTTGGTTGAGTGAACCTAATAACTGGTATTTCACAGGAACGACTTGAAGGATCACCGCACTGGTTGCCGTTGAGCCATCATCAATGCTATCTGCGAACATATAGGCCACATCAGCCCCACCATTTGCGCCAACAAATTCAGGAGAGAAAACCAGACGCATATTTGGATAGTTTTCATTTATCCATTGTTTAACTGTTTCACCACGTGCCACCGGATTAGCCACATTCAGTGCAGAACGAAAGCCCAACGGTAATGTTAAGGTGATTGGCGTATCATCTTTGATGATACCGCCAGAACTCGTTTCAATACGTGAGAACATATCGGTAATATCAGCAGTAATATCTGCAAATGTTCCACCTTTCCATTTACCCTTTGCTGTTTCATAGGCGGGTAAGTTAGGCTCATTCATCAAACCAAAGACGCGCGTTTCAGGGCTATTAAACCCGTAGTAACCCACGCGCTCACGACCTTGCTCTAATGATTCAGTCACTGAATTACGTTTTTCTTCCATCGCAACAAAGCCAGCAGAAGATTGACGCGCTTCTTCTAATTTACCCACTTGGAAGCCTAATTCGAAACGGACAAGACCACGGCGCTCTTGGTCTTGCGCATAAGACGCTAATGGTACATTGGTATGATCACCATAAAGTTCGGCTTTACCGGTTGGTGTCGCCACATTCAGAATGATTTCTTCATCATGCCACTCGCCCGCATTAACGATACCCGTGATTTCATCTAACACACGCACGCGCGTAGCAGTACGAATGACACCCGGTAAAACGTGTTGCAACATTTCACGCTGAATTAAACCACCCTGCATTGCGCCACCGCTAATTGCGGAGTCCATCGCAGAAAAACCACCAAAGCCGATTTGCGCTAATTCTCCGTATGTCCATTTCTGGTCAGGGTTAATATTTAGTTGGCCATGTTTTTTGACATCACGGCCAGACATGTGAAACTTAATTTTACTGACTGGCATTATTCACCTTCCTTTGGAGATGCTGGATATGGGATTTCTGTTAAACGAATAATGCCCAAGTGAGCACTTTCTGTGGATTCAAGGTGTCGGCTGATAAAACCAATGACACGATCACCAGCACTAATGGTTGCTTTAGACGATAACGAGCCGTCAACTTCATCGAACACAACCGGTGCGTTGATTTTCCCTGCCACTTCTTTTAGCTCAACAAAAACTTCACCCATTGTCAGGAATTCACCTTGCGTACCGTTACGAGCGAATGCTTCTTCGATACGATAGGCTTTAGGGTTAATCATGATCCCCGCAAATGCCCCTTTACCCCCAACTTGAACAGACTCTACGGAATCATCTTTGTAGGTATAGGCGCGACCGAAAATATTCAGATTTTCATCTGCTGAACTAAGAATTGCTGAAACAGCACGAATAGGGCCTGCATGACTAATTTCACCGACAACACCAGAAATTAAGCCATTTGCTACTGATTTAGGAATTGCCATTATTTAGCTCCCCATTTATCCATAATTGTTTTATTGCTCACTGCAGAGTCCATTGTTGAGCTGGGCTTTTGAGAATCAGGTACACGTCCCTGCATCCATGCATCAAGAGCAATCGCTTCGGTTCCCTTACTGCATTGAATACCCAGTTCTTTAACACCGTACTCCGCGACTTGTTGTTGAGTCATAGCAGAGTGGTCAAACACACCAATAAACGGCGTTAATTTATGCGCTAACGCATCACGCGCACCGATTTGTTTGAGTAATTCACCCGTATCCATTGCCGGTTTTGCTTTCTCTAATCGCTTAATTTTACGTTTTAGCGATGCCATTTCATCCATTGCAGTCATGCTACGATTTAGGCGCTTTAAACGACGATTAAGACCATCGGTAGTTGCTTGGTCAAGATGCTCTTTAGCTTCTTCAATCGCTTCGACTGCAGTTTCAATCGCGACTTCGGCTTTTTCTACTGCTTCAGGTTCGCCAGATTCTGCTTCTTCTGTGGCAATTTCAGCTTTTTCCACTGCTTCTTCTGCTTTCTGCTCTTCGTCAGGGTCTGAATCAGTTGAAGGCTTATCTTTATCTTCTGGATCATCATCTGTCGCAGGTTTAGCACTGGTGATTGCTTCTTTGATAATGGCTTTTAACGCTTCCAATTGCTCGGGCGTAAATGCACCTTCATCAGTGGTTGGTTTGTCTTTGTTTTCATCTTCAGGATTCATGCGAATAAGTTCCTTTGTGTCTATGGTAATAACGGAGTGGTCTTGCACAGCAACATCAGCGCCAGTGCGCCCTTCATCGACTAACGCAAGATGGTTGGCTCTAATATGCCGTTGTATGGCGTCATAACGTTCACCGTTAAATTCGCCTGGTGTGAAATCGTAAATACAGCGATAACCCGGAGATAATTCAATTTTCCCCCCCTCAATTTGGTTAAGCGCTGAATTAGACAGGATTTTGATATTGCCTCTGAGGTAGGGGTATTCAAAATAGACTCGCTCCCCGATTACCCCTTGTATCCCCTTTGTCTCTGCGGGTGTGCCGTCTTTCCCTAACATTTCATGCTCATCAACAAAGGGCATTAATTTGAAAGAGTTAATTGTCTCTGTGCTGGCCAGTTCTTCTTGCGGGCGATACACCTTGTAAATCTTTTCGGGTATTGGTGCGCCAATTTCAAACCCTAAATAATCAAAAACCCCAACTTTAGAGATGGGGTTATCTTTTACTTCCAGCCAGCCGTTTAAATCATATTGTCGCTTTGTCATGTCTCCTCACCAAAATCAATAACCGGTGTCCAGAAGCACTTACAATTTGGCAACTGTCCGGGCAGTCCTCGCTCTCCCGTTTTGGGATCAATAATCGGTGGGTTATCTAAATCAAATACTTCACCATCCAATTTAATATGCCATTCACGAGGTTCTGCACTCCCACCAGAGTGATGCCAAACCGCCTTACGAATACCGGCAGATTTCATGCGCTCATAGTTCACCACTGTCGTGATTTTCCGTGTTTGGTCAACAGCAATAAAATTCGCCCTTTTTTCAGTCACACTGCCTGTATGTCGAATTTCCTCTAATAGTGTCTTTGCGCCCTCACCACCTTGGCTAATAGAGCGTAAAGCAACACTTTCAATACGTTGATGAAATTGCAGTGGAATGGATTTAATTAACGATACGTTTTCAGCTGTAGAGGCAATGATTTTATCTTTGAGTGGTTGTGGCATATCAGGGGTTTTGATAGTGATCCCCCCTGATAACTGTTTGAGAGAATCATCTAAATTACGCTTTGCACCTATATCGACTTGGGAAACAAATTTATCCGCAATCTCTGTGGATTTTTGTTTAAAAATCTTATCCCATTTGCGTTTTAGTCGGTTAAGCCAGATGCGTGTTTGACTGGCAAAGCTGGCATCCATCGTAAAGCCATCAAAGTCGTCATTTAATTCACTAAACACTTTTTCATAGTCTTTAATCATTGCATTAATGAGTCGTGACATGTCACCTTGATAACGACTAGCTGGGGCGACTGAATACTGCAGAGGTTTCCCCTTCATGACCGCTTGACGCGAAATTGCCCATTGCGCTCGCTTCGTTCGTACTCGTATTCGCCTCGACATAATCTGCCTCGTTCACTTCAATGCCGTAATAGCTAGACGCTTTATCACTGGCCAGTTTCTTGCGGATATCTAACCCATCAATCGCCCCCGTTGTTGCATAAGCTGAATCGGCTTGTGCTTGTTTAAGCTCAATATCCGCACTCTCAACAGCAGTCGGGCTATCAAGCGGTGCCCATGTGATAGAGATTTCAGTCACAGGCAAACCTTCACTACGCATTAACATGTCGTAATGGCGCTGTAATAGCTCTTCAAGGTCGTTTGATTGAATACTTTCAAGCTCTTCGCGGTAATTAGCTTCTTCGTATTCCCCCGTTGAGTTAAAGCCTTTCGGTGTTGTGCCTAATAGCTTTGTCGCGGGTACATTGGAAGCTGATGCCACCAGCTGATATTGCGTCATAATGGTGGCGTCTAAATCCGCTAATGACGTATCGAACTGTTGAACTACATCTTCTTTACCTACTGTCTGAACACCGTAATTATCTCTCATCTCAATGAACTCAAGGATATTTTGACGAATAGTCAATTCATCCATTCCCTCAACATCTGCCATACCAATAGTCAGTAAGCGCTTAGTCATTGCCAGTTGTGGCGCTTCATTAGCGGTACGCTCTGATGCATAGACACGCTCATAAATGCGTTCTGGTACAGATACACCAAAGTAGTTGTAGAGGGGCTTAAGCACGTTAGGTACGGGGAACGGTACAAATTTAATAAAATGCGATTTATGGTACTTGCGTCCACCAATCACATAATAGGTTGGCTCGTAGAAATCCATGCTTGCAGGATCTTGAACATTGGCGTCTGTTAAATCAGCCGTTACCCATTGTGGATCAATCTGTTTGATCCCTTTGTACATGCCTTTTGTCACGCCATCGATATTAAACGGGTTTTCGTACCACTCTTTCGGGTTAGATGTCTCAACAACAAATAATGCTAAACGACCGCCGTATACTCTCCCAAAATGAACCAACTCTTTCAGTTGGTGTGTAATACGGTATTTTTTATCGCGTTTACGGAGTTTTTTACTGATAGCTCTATCATCGTCATTATCACAATCAATATCGTAACCCTGACGTATCGCATCACGCGCGGGCATATTACAAGCTTTATCAACAAGCCAATGTTTAGCGATAACCGCACACATATTGTTGCCGATAAACATTTGTGAGGCATACCAAGAAGCTTGAGCCTCAGGTACGCCGTAAACTTGCTCGCCTTTAAATGAAGGGACATAGCTATCAATGCTATCCATTGCGACGCCATTAATTATAGGCTGGGGTAAGTCCAATCCTTTAAAGTCATTATTAGGAACCAGTGAAGAATATAAATGCGTTGAGAACGCAGACCGTTTGGTTACTTTTTTTATTTCAATTTTTTTCTTACTAAATGGCCACATACTAAGTCCTCTTACGAGAGAAGAAACCGCCTTTTTTCTTCTGATATAAATCACGTAATGCTTGCGTCATCGCATCCACTGTGTCGTCATTGCTAGAGAACGGGAATGTAGTGATCTCTTCTACGGTTTCTACAATCCACGGCGCAATGTCTTTGTGGGGGAGCCACACATTCCCAGCCTCCCACTCAGCAGTACACGCATGAGCACGAGCAACCTTGCTACCATCTGGCTCGACGGGAATTAACCCTGAGACGGTTGATTTGAGAGAGTCGATTACAGCAGGGCCATTAGCTTTGTCTTCCACCAGCTTACGTCGCCCTTCAGGGAATTTTTCAGCCAACCATTTCACTGACTTTAAGGTTTCAGTAAAGCTCATGCGTTTTCGAATTTGATACAGTAAATAAGCATTTGCGTCTTTCTTGCCCCATACTTGCCCTACCACATAGTCAGTACCGTCACTGTCTTTAAAGGTCATATCCCAACTATGGATAACCTTATCGAATTTTTCAGGCAGGTCTTTCGGTAAGTAATACTGAGCAAATTCTTCGTGGAAAATTTGACCATCACCTGGCTTAGGTGATTGTTGGTACATTGCAGACCAGAAGTAATCACCAATGATTGCTTTTGTCTCAAGGAGTTTGTCAATTGGGTGTAACTCTGGTACCAGTGCTTCCCCTCGCTCATTGATTGCAGGGAATGCAAGCACCTTGGTTTCAGGCGCTTTTTCTTTTAATTGGCCAGACAAATCATCAGTTGCCCACCGAGTGGCCATGATAATTTCACCGCTATTTTTTGATAAACGGGTCTTAAAGGTCGAAACGTACCAGTTCCAAATTGATTTTTTAACAGTCTGGCTAAGCGCTTCTTTTGAGTTCTTTATCGGGTCATCAATAATACCGAGGTCAACTTTCTTACCCGTTAATGGGCCACCTACCCCCGCACAAACATAGCCTCCTTTGTGGTTGGCAAGACCAAACTCATCAGAATTACGTTTAACTGCAATGCCGTTCTCAGGCCTGTTGCCTAACCAAGTTTTAGGAAATAGCACACGATATTCATCGGACATCATAATGCGCTGAACATCGGTATTCATATCACCCGCTAAATCTGAGGAATACGACAGCGCACCAACACGCATGTTAGGGTATTTACCAAAGAAATAGGCAGGGAGGTAACGTGAAACAATATCAGACTTACCATGTTGTGGCGGTGCTCCTAAGATTAACTTAGGGCGCTTACCCTTCATCATGTCAATCAAGAACTGGTCGAGCGCATCACATACCGTTTCTGAAAAGTGGCTTGTAATGTACTCAGGGTTTATATACTGAATAAATTCATGCAAACTACGCCTAGCTATCTCTCTCCTGACCTCTTCATCAAACAAGTCGAAATTGACATCCATAGAGATACCTAAAGTGAAAAAAACAACCCTTTCGTGCCAATTACGGCATGAAATGATTTTCATGTTTTTGATAACAATTGATTAACAATAAAAAGGAATTTAAACAGAAAGAAGATTGTTACTTTTAGCGGTTTAGGTTGTGTTTTTAGTTGAGTTCAAAAGTGAAGGGGCGCATTAGCATCATTATGTTAAATAGAACTACTTTTCACCCTTTTTTCTCAATTGAAGTAGTTGCTCGAAACTTAGGTGACTTAAATCTATTCCTGTTGTCTGAATAGGCCCACCATCGGCACCGGTTAATTCCGTCTTGTTCTTCAGCATACCTAAATGCTGTGCAACCATCTTAAGTGCTTCATCTTGATTACGTGTAATAACCTCAACACCAAACTTCCCTTCTTTCACTCCCGCAAATACTCGACGAGCTGGCCCTGTTAAATCACGCGTATCATGGAAATGCGCACGACCAACACCGGCACCGTTACAGCGCGGACAATCAGGATTTGGATCTAATGTTTCATCATAACCGTAGCCACCCACATCTTGTGGCGGAGGTTTATTGGCTGTAAGCGCTTTTTTAGTAGCATCTTCAAACTCTATTGAATCACGCCACTGATAATTGAAACCAAAGCCCCAGCAATGACGACAACATAATCGACGGTATTCGGTCAGCTCGTTAACGTCTGCAGTTGCGATATCCCACCACATTTTTAATACGGCATCTTGGGTTATCTCTGTTCTGCGTTCCCGTTCTGCTAATGCGTCGGTGATTGCCCGATTAACCTTAACATTTCTATACATCCGACTTGCGCTTGCGTATGCCGTATTTCCTTCACATTTACCACCAGCACGCTTATATGCAGCAGTCCTATTTAGGTCAATAAGGTATTCATTAACGAATTTAGCCTGTAACTCAGTAAGCCCGTAATTGCGCAGACTAAAGGTGTTTTGATCATCATGCGCATTACTTGATTCATTACTCTGCGCAGTTGGTATATCACTATTGCGCATTGGCTCTTTTGCGCATTCTTTTTTCTGCGCAATGCGCAATTTCTTGTGCGCAGTTTTTTGCGCATTCTGCGCACGGGATATTTTGATATATCGTCGGGCTGTTGCGTAGTTTAGTTCCTTTAGTTCGCACCACTCTTTAGGGGATATTCCTGTTATAGCATGTTCGGCGAGGAACTGTTGTTGTAGCATCCCCCAATCCGGTTTTGCCATTGTGTTTATCTCCTTTTATAACACTGTGATACCCTAAAATTTATATGCATGCTTAAAAAGCCCCATCAGAGCTCGTATATATTTTTATGGTTCGCATCTTGTATTTCTGAAATTAACCTCAATGTACTGGTACGAGGTCAAATCACTTTTGGCTGTAGTTGTTTTTACATTTCATAACTTAGTAAATTTAGGAATTTATATGAACGGAAACGGTTGGATCGATGACTTACAGAATGCACACGTTTATTGTGACTCTAGCCTGAACATTATTGATGTACTACGTAATTTGGGCAATTCAGGTAATCTAAATGGATGGGTCATTCAGCCACTAGGAATTTCTGGCAGTCACACTTGGTGTTTGGCATCTACTAATGGCATAAAGGTTGCACTTTCCACTACCATTAGCAATATAGCAATGACAAGCAATGTTATTCCTATTGATGACTTACAAGACGCCGCTAAATCCAATGAGATTACAAACGAGCTGTATAAAATATTTTTAAATAACTATCCAACCATCCATGCAACTATTTCATAAGCTTTTTTAGCTAAACATCTAATATAAACAACTCCTTTCTATATACTCCTGCAATCCTTTAATTATTTGTTCTGACTCTGCGATTCGTTCTCTAAGTAACCAATAATTTCTGATAGCGGTGTCAGTAGGTCGGGCGGTGATTGCATCATCCACGCCGGAGGTGGTAACGCCTTCGGATTTTGAACAGTTGGCTTTGATGTACACCCGCTCAGGATGACGCTCGCTAAGATCACGTAACTGGCTAATTTCAGTTTTAGCATTATCGAGTTCCTGCGTATGTTTTACATCGAGATCATGAAGGGATTTTATGCGTGCTTGGTAAGCTTGATTAATACTGACTTGCTCATTGAACGAATTAGTAAGTAATTTGTGATTAGCTTTTAACGTTCCATAGTCATCTATTACCCACCAGAGCCAGAACGCCAATACTACACAACCACCAGCGAGTAATTTGGTGATATTCATAGACGTTACGCCGGATATGATTTCCACGTTAATTGAAAATGAGGACCATCTTTAAATGACTCCCAATTACCGCCCCACTCAACATCAATGCCAAACTCTTTACCTGCTTGGATCATCGCTTCAGCCACTTTTTTAAAGTATGACCATTCTTGCCAAGGTATTGAGCCATTCACAATAGGGGCACAATCCACGGCATGACCAGTAAGATGCCGACTATTCATCGTTCGACTTTTACCATTAATAACCAACTGACGTTGACGAGCTTCATTACGCTTTCCTTCAATAACTATAAAATCGACATCTGTTAATTCAAGTGCTCGTCGAGTTACTTTGACTAAATCAGGATGAACACCCTGCATATTCTTTTCACTACGTGTACTAAATACAAATTTACTCACCGCTAACCTTCCTTAAAAACCGTTTTTCTAGTGTTTTAATTAACTCAGCTCCAGACCAACCGGCTAAACCAGCAATACCACCAGCGAGTTCTGGAACCCACTCATAATAGCTAGACGCTAGATACACCATTGCACCAGCAAAAATAGAGACGATAACTTGAAGGAAAAATACTCCCCAACTTATATGCTCCCCATTCAGCGCTTTATATGCACAACTAGCTGCAGTGCCTAATAAAGTCATAACGCTGATAAGGATGCCCACAAGCCAGTTATAATTATTGGGGTCTTTATATGGCATTTTCTTCATACCTCCCCCTTAGCTTGGGGCTTATTAGTTAATAAAAGTCGGACTTAGTCATAATTACTTTCGTAATCTAAACCGTTCTATTTCCAGTGTGGTTTGTTCAAATCGCTCTTTCTCAAGTTCAACCCCAAGAACTCGACGATTTAACTTTAATGCGGACTTTAGTGTTGCACCTGACCCCATAAAGAAATCAGCAACCAGATCACCTTCGCGACTGCTTGAGCGAATAATGTGTTCCATCATTTCTGCTGGTTTTTCACAAGGATGTTTACCTGCGTAATATTGCACAGGCGGATACGTCCACACATCGGTGTAAGGAACATCAACGGTGACAGAAAAAGGACGACGTAATAATTGATATTGTTCAGCAAGCTCTTGGTACTCTCGACTAAGAGAAACCTGAACCTCTATCAAATCAGCATGATCACGATTTAAAGGATTACTACTGAATTTTTCATTTGCTACACGCTGAAACAGCTCCTGCAGTTTTTTGTAATCAGACTCACTAGGTAGTTGCCATTGGCTATAACTAAACCAATGTGAAGCCATCTGCTTACCTGTTACCTGCTTTATTTCTTTTGCTGTTATTCCTAATGATTCACGTGCAGATTTAAAATACTCAATTAAAGGTTTAAATATGTTTTCTTTAAGCGCTTTGCATTGCTGAAGATAGGTACTACTTTTACCTTTGTATGGGCTTTGATAATGTTCAGCAAATAAAATTCTTTCAGTGCTTGGAAAGAAACTGCGTAAATCAGCTTTACATGCCCTGCGCCAAGGCCCTGATGGTTTAGCCCATATAATGTGACTTAGAATATTAAATCTTTCACGGACGAGTAATTCTGTATCTGACGCTAGTTTCGAACCGCAAAAGATATAAAGACTACCGTTAGGCTTTAATACCCGCCAAAATTCCGCAAGCAT